TGTCTCAAAGAGATACGCATCGGATTCCTTGAGCTTTTTGATCTGATCGTCAAGCCCCTTGATCTTGCCGTCCTCTGCCTCCGCGTCATCGAGCTTCAGGAGTGCACGCACAGCGGCGGTGTTCTTCGCTTTCGCCCCGAGCAGGGACTTTTCAACGATGGAATCAATCTCCATCGCCTTCACCTTCGCTGCGTGCTCCTTGTCGCGTGCATCGGCGGCGGCCTTGAGATCGTCGATCTGCTTGACGAGTTCGGCGTTGTCCTTGTGATCCTTTTTCAGCTTGTCGAGCTCCCCGCGTGCGGTCTTGCCTTCCTCCTTTGCCGCCTTAAGCTCGTCCTCCTTGGCTGTGTAGCGGCTCTTTTCGACGTAGTTCTTCTCGTAGTCCTCCGCGACCTTCGCCGCCTGTTCATCGGAGAGCCCGAGAGCCTTGAGTTCGTCTTTTGTCATAGATTCCTCCATTCTGCTAGATTGCTATATCGGCATGATTCAGTGCAGCACGGCACCACCTCCTTTCAAAACGGGCATAAGAAAAGCACTCACGATGATTCGCAAGTGCTTTTATGTTTGATTGTCTACGCGCCTCAGTAGGCAAGATCAGCAGATGGTTCTGGAAGAATCCCCATCGCGTACACGTCCTTGTCTGCAGCGAGGCACTCATTGATCATCTTGATCACGTCCTCCTCAGAGCGCCCCCAGCGCAAGGGGATTGTCGGGAACGGTTCCTCAAAATAATCGTCATACTTTTTCACTGCCTTTTCAAATTCGGTCTGCGGCTCGTCATCGCCAAGAAAAAGACGGTCGTCCTCATCGTACTCCTCATGGTTTTTCATGGTGTCACCTTCTCCAAAATCTCCATAAACGCTTGATAGCTATGCGGTAAATATTGTTTAACGTATTCCAAATCCTCGCCGCCACAAGTTACCGCACTCGTAATATTAGCCCAAGCCTCACTTGCCGCTAGGTAGATTCTACACTGCGCCTTAACTTTGGCTTGGTTGCTGGCGTCCATACCTAGCGATTTATATACAAGTTTCAAATCACTTTCTCGCCGCCATTTTTTTATGTGGTTATAGTAGAAGTTGTAGTACTTCTCTCCGTGCCCCCAATAAATTCGGCTATTTACAAAGAGCCCATCAATCGCATCTTGAACCCCAGCACTCGCAGCATTCGCTCGAAACTCTGCCTTTACCGCAGACGTTACAATCTTTCGCAAGTGCACTTTGTCAGCGCGCATCGCCGCCAGGAATTCATCACAGAAACTAACCCGATAATCAGAAATCTTCAGCACACCAGCATTCACAGCATCTAGTTCCTTAAACGTCAGCTTCGATGTGGGCAAACTCCAATCAAAAAGATGCCCGTATTCGTGCGACAATGTGTGATACTTGTGCATACCAGCTGCAATATCCCTAGCCTCTGGATAGCTCCACTCAAGAGTACTCGTTTGATGCTCGTAGTACCCGTCTTTATTTGCCCTTCTAACCGTTGTGATGCTGTCCGCATAGTGTTTGTAGAGCGGAGCGATTTTATCGTTATCTTTCAGTAGGTCTATGTATTCGTCATAATCTGTACCCGACATGGTTGCTTGTAGCTTCGTCGCATTCGCCCGAAGCTCCTGCTCTACGTTTATTGTACCATTTTGCGCCGCCGCATTCAATGTACCAAGCGCATTTGTCGCCTGTGAGGCGACATTTTCTTTCCACTCGTCAAGTGTCTGCGTCTTGTCGACGAAAATGCTTTTCCAGTTTTCATACGTCAGCCTACTATTCACCTGCACGGTCTTCCCCGTCTCAGGATCGCGCGCCGCCCGTGTCTCTCCCTCCGTAAACTCGTCGTCAAAGTATGGGCAGGTGGTTGATCGGCAGTGACAGTGGAGCGGCGGGGCGGTGATGCCGGGCTTGAACTCCGACAGAGGAAGCACCTTCCCGTCCATCTCGCGACATGTCTCCGATGTCCTGCTGTCAAGCGTTGCGACAAACTCGTACTGCTCCACGCCGAGGTCGCGGAATACGTCCAGTTGTCCCCGCGAGGAGAAAAACGCCGCCTCCGTTTCCACAAGCC